GATGAGGACGATGATGAACTAACTTATTCAATTGAAGCATTAAATAAGGATATTGCTGATATATATAGCGGTGAAGAAAATGCATTACCGACCATTCATCCAGTTGCTGCAGGTACTGCCAGCTTTAAAGTCACAGTCAGTGATGGAAACGATGGTACAAATGAAACAACTATCTCCGTGAAGATTAATCAAGCGGGTAATGGTGAGGATGAGAATAGCGAGGTATTAATTTTAACTGATAACGCTGCATCAAGATATTCTAATGGTGAATATCTTTTTACAGAAGGTACATCTAATACTTTGCAACCATTATTTAGGCCGACGCAAGATTTAGTTAATTCAACAATTACAATTGATTTCGGCCCATTGACTCCAGCTACTAATAATTTTTACAAAATAGAGGATGGAGATTGGCGTACATTAACTGATTCAATGATTTCCGGTAATGTTGTGACATTTAATGGGGTTAATGTTCCAACGGGTAAATATTTCATTGTTGACTTAGGAACCCAAACAATGCCTAATGCTGGGAATTATAAGTTCACTATTTCCATAGACGGGGAACCTCAAGGACAATGGAATTTAAGAACAACTGGTAACGAAGGTGACACAGGTATCCCAGAGTGACCGTAAAATGAGGTGTACTTTTGATTTAAGTTTGCTAAATAGCAAGCTGAAATATGAAGAAATACAATATTTATCTAGACACATTAGTGATATGAGTATATTTTCCTTCTGCCGTTCGACAATGATGGCACTAGTCAATGGGGACATTTCCAATAAGTGAAGAATTTTAAAGCATATTATTCAGATAAAAAGGAAAATATAATCCGTATAGAACTAGCAGAATAAATACAAGAGAGCATCCCAACGGGTGCTCTTTTGTATTAATGGAAAGAGGTGATTAAATGTCCTTACCATTACGAATTATGACGATAGACTTTCAATTAATAAATGAAGTTAATCTCTATTCATCATTACAGATTACACGCTCTTGGCATGGAATAGGAGCCTTAGAATTACGAATCAATCGATACCTACCAGGAGCAAGCGAATTAATAAAAGGTAGAATTATCTTCCCACACAACAAACTAAATAAAGCATATGTCATTAAGCATCGTGAAATTGAGCTAGATGCAAGTGGCAAAGCATCGGAAAACTGGATTATACGAGCTTTACCTTTGAAATCATGGACTGGCCAACGAATAACCTATCCGCCCTCCACAACTGCATATGACAATAAACAAGACAATGCAGAGAGTGTCATGCAACATTATGTGAACAACAATATTATCAATCCTGTGGATGACAAAAGGCGATTGGAAGACACTATTATCGATGTAAATCAGATGCGTGGTGATAATATCAGTTGGCAATCTAGGTACAAGAATCTTGCAGAAGAACTGGCTGAAATAAGTTTATTGAGCGGTCTTGGTTGGAATATAGAAATTGACGTTGAGACAGAAAAGTATGTATTCAAGGTGTTAGAAGGTCGGAATTTATCAGCTGATCAATCTACCCTACCACCTGCTATTTTTAGTCCGGAGTTTAATACACTTGGTCAAATTAGTTATACAGAATCAGAATTAAACTTTCGTAATTATGCAGTTGTAGCAGGACAGGGTGAAGGTATAGAAAGACGTATTGTAGAAGTTGGTGAAACATCTGGTCATGATCGCTATGAGTTATTTGTGGATGCTAGGGACGTGTCAGAGGTAACAGACGATCAATATCCAGCTCTTCGTACTCCAGAAGAAATTGAAGCTGATTTAATCAATCGAGGGAATCAAAAGTTAACCGAGTATGAGCAGGAGATTTATTTGGAAGGACAGGCTCTTACTAAATCTAGATTAGAATACGAAATAGATTATGATCTAGGTGATATTGTCACGTTACAAAATCGTGAATGGGGATTTACCCGTGATGCTCGAATCACAGAGGTAAAAGAAGTATACGAACCTAGTGGAAAACAAATTGAATTAGTATTTGATAATAGTAGACCCACATTAATCAGTAAGATTAAACAGGAATTGAGTGGAATCAAAGCTGAAATAACGAGATAGGAACATCTAAAAGGGTGCTCTTTTTAAGTCGAATTTAGAATATTGAACGCAGCATAAGCTAGAGTTAATTTTGGTTCGACGTTATTAGACGAGCGGGATAGCATGTCCTTTTCTTCGTTTGTATATTATAAATTATACAAATGAAAGGAGGTACTTCTATGAACGATTACACTAAATCTCCAACCGAAGAGTTATTTTTTATTCGTCGGAAAGTAAGTGTTTTAATATCTGAGAAAAACGAAGTGATTGACTCTGGAATAGATTTATTTATGAGGCAAGTTTTAAAGGATGAGATTGCTGTTCATCGCCAGAATTTAGAGTTAATAAACAAGGAACTTGTAGAGCGTTTGTACCAATAATTAAATAATCAACATCTAGGGTATCCAAATGGGTGCTCTTTTTATATGCAAAAAAGGGGTGAGAGGATGCCAGAAGGAGGCAACTCAATGTTTGAGACAGTAACACAACATGATAAGAAGCTAGTTAATCATGATGAACGAATAGGTGTTTTAGAAACGGCTAGGGAAATTGATGGAAAAAGAATAACAAAGTTAGAAGAACAGTTCGTTATTTTTGAAAACACTATTCACACAACAGCCACAGAGACACGTAACGTCATGAGGGAACAAACAGAAAAGCAAACAGAAAAGTTGTATGGACTTTTAGAAAAAGCCATGGGATATCAAACTACTAGATCCACTCAAAGTCATGAATTCAAGATCCTTAAATGGAACACAGTATCTACCATCTTTATGAAAATAAGTACGGCTCTGTTTGGTCTCCTTTCATCTGGAGGTTTGATTTATTACTATGTAACAGAATTTTTATTAAAATAGGAGGAATTTATGATGACAGCAGTTTTATTATTTGCAACAGTAATTGTACCAATAGTTTTGGGAGTGGTGGAACTGATTAAACGATCAGTTTCAGAAAAACTTAATAAGAACCTCATTCCACTCATCGCATTTGCGGTGGGTATTTTTATTGGCATTGCAGCACAACCGTTTACTGATTTAAATTTAGTGATGCGTATATGGTCAGGTGCTTTAGCTGGTCTTGCTTCCACAGGATTATTCGAACTTGGTAATGATAGAAATGAAGGTGCTGAGAAATGGTGATAATCCAAGACATACGAAATAAAGTTGCTCCTTCACAATCCAAACGAAATATATCACAAATAACCAAGATAGCACGACATCATTCAGCAACAACGAGTGGTGATTATTTTGCCTTTTGGAATAATCGAAGGAAAGGACTTGGATGGGGTAAAGGTGGATATGCAGAAATAATTTTAACGGATGGAACTGTTCAACTTTGTTATGATCCAATCTATCCTACAAATGGTATTGCTAATCATAATACAAATACCTATCATATTTGCGTAGTTGGTAACGGGTCATTTACAGCAGCGCAAGAGAGAGCTTTTGAAGAACGGTGTCTATTAGCTATGAAGAACTTTGGTTTAGGGGTTGAGGATGTACTCGGCCACAATGAATTTAAAGGGACAGCAACATCTTGTCCTGGTATCAATATGAATAGTGTGCGTAAACGTTTAAGTACATTGTTAGAACCTAAAAAGGAAGTGAAGCCAGTGACCGAAACAAAAGGTATCTTCCGTATTAAAACAGGGATGTTTCCAAATGCTCGAGCATTCGCTGATGCAGTAGATAAAATAAAGGCTAATTTTGGCATGTTAATATATGAAGCTGCAGATACTATTTCATTTAATCCTAATTACCGTATATATACAGGAACATTTACGACAAAAGAAGCTGCAGAAGAAGTAGAGGCAAAAATTAAAGAAAAATATGGTTGGACCACATATTTAATCGATGAAACTAAATAAATTTACTTTAGCCCTGCTCATTTGAGTGGGGATTTTTATTATTCGAAAAATTATCAACAAAACTGTTGATTTTTTAAACAAGAGGTGTTATATTAATCTTGTGATAGGCTTTAATAGGGAGGAGACATTATTATGATTACGACATTTGGCAAGTTTTGTCGGAAACTTCGTATCGATAATGGCGAAATTTTGAAACATATGGCTGACAAATTAGGAGTAACATCTTCTTATTTATCTGCTGTAGAAAACGGGAAGAGAAAGATTCCCGATGAATGGTTAGAAATGATTATCGGTCTTTATGATTTAGACAATTCTATGTCTAGAGAATTAGAGACAGCGTTTATGGATTCTCAATCAAGTTTTACTTTTAAATTAGATAACTATAATCAAGAAGATAAAAATATCTTGATGGCATTCGCTCGTGACTTTGGAGAAATGGATGATTTTCAAAAAAAGGAGATCAAATCGATCCTTTTTAAAAATCGTATAGGGGATAATTAATGACAGAATATGTTGCTGCACCAACGTCACGTAAAAAGATAAGAGAAGTTGCAAATTTTTTACGAAAAACTTTCGGATTAACAGACGTAGAATATTTTCCAGTAGTAGAGTTTTTTGAGGGTGGATTATCTCAAATTGATAAAGACTACAATTTTGAAATTGTCCCAGTTGAAGAAATGCCGAATAAACACGGACTTACGATTCCAGGAAAACATTTAATTCAAATCAGAGAAGATGTTTATCTAGGTGCAGTACAAGGTAACGGGCGTGATAGATTTACAATTGCTCACGAAATCGGTCATTTTCTAATGCATAGATCTGGAAGCATTAGTTT